CGTCCGTGGTCTGCGCAGACGGCAACAACGAGACCGACCCGGCGTCCGAGCTCATCCGCCATATCCTGGACGGGGTGGCGCGGTTCGAGCGGCGCATGATCGGCCTGCGGACGAAGGCGGCGCTTGCGGCCCGTCGCGCAGCTGGGCATAGGCTCGGACGCCCGCCGGGGATCGTCGAGACAGAGCCACGGAAGCGGAAGCAGGTCCGGCCGACAGCGTCAAATTGACTGGAGACAACATGGGAATCGGTCTATTCGGCGGGAAGAGTTGCAGTTCGTCGCCGTATAACCCGCGTGCTACGGCGCCCAACCCCGACCCGTCGCGGTGGGAACTCGTTGAGATCTGGTCGGCTCCGAATGCGTTCGTGGTCAAGGCGCGGTACCTGGACTGCACGAACTACGAGGGCATAAAGGTCATGGTCTACAGAGGCAATTCGACACAGTTCAAGGCTGGATTGCCGCGCGGACTTGACCCTCACTTCGACGACTCAGGGCTGGGACCTATTGCCAGGTTTCGCCCGACCGCGGAAGGCTGGAGGCTTGCGTGCAGTCTGGCACTGGCTCTCTAGCGACAAATTGACATAGCTAGCGACATTTTGTCGCGAGTGGCCTTGACAGAGATTGCCAATCTGGCACTCTGTTGTCCTCGTGCCGTTTGTCGAGGCCCACCCGGTAGCGCTGATTAGCGCCGCGCTGCTCCTGACGCTGGTTCTGGCGCTAGCTGCGCCGAGGCCGCGCGGATGAGTGGCGCCGAGGCGAAGATCCGGCAACGGATCGCCGAGCTTCAGGCCATCCGCGAGAACTACATCGGATACCTGACGTTCCGGAAGTCCGAGTTCGACTGGCACGGCAGCTGGGACGCTGCGATCAACATCAGCGAGACCGAGTGCGAGATCGCCGGGCTCCGGTTCGCGCTTGACGCGCTGGAGGCCGGATGACCGAGGCGAGCATCGAAGCCGCCGCCCGCGCGCTCCACCGCTTCAATGCCCCGCGCGTTGGCAACGACATCGAGGACTGGGAGACGCTCGGTCCGTCGTACCAGGGTCGATGGAGGAAGCAGGCAACGCTCGCTCTCGAGGCGGCCGAGCGTCAGGAGCGATCGGAGGCGGTAACGCCCGTGGTTGAGGCTCGTGGCTGATGTCAGCCGACAGCGGCGCCACCAAATACTTCGGGCCGAAAGAGGCTATTGCCCGCGAGAAGGATGCGCCGCAGAGACAGGCGGCAAGCTCTGCCCCGTTCATCGCCGGGCTCACCGAGAGTATGAAAAAGCGCGCCGAAAAGCGCGTCGCAGCGAAAGAGCGCAAGGTCAAGAAGCGGGAAGAGAAGGCCCAGCTTGCGCAGATCACGAAGCAGCTGTCGAAGCTGACGAAGCAGGCCGAGCACGATGAGCAGCTCGCCATCATCGACCGCATCGCTCTCCGCGGCCTCAAACACGCCGAAGGCCTGCTCAAGAAGGCCGGCGAGGACGGGTACAACCCGGACGCCGACGTGCCGCTCGCTGACGCAACGACTCGCAGTCACTTCGGCATGAAGGTCTATCAGCAGATGATGGCCAACAAGCGCGAGGGCATGGCCACGCAGCGAGCCCTAGGCGTCGTGTTGCTACAGGGCCGCAAGAGTGAAGCTGACTGGAACGAAGAGGCGCGGCGGGTCGACGAGGAGCAGCGGCATGCGCAGGCCATCGACGTCGCGGCCGAGATCATCAAGGAAGAGGGCATCGAGTAATGGCGCTGATCGAGAAGGACTCGACGCCTATCACGCTGATGGCGAACGGTGAGCCACCGCCGTTCCTGATTCCGTTCTGCGCATCGTGCGACATGCCGGTCGAAGAGTTCACCTTCTACCCGTCGCAGGATCCTGAGTTGATGTGCTTCGAGGCTCGCTGCCATGGGCGGACGCAAGCCTGGCGGTTGTCCATCGTCGAAGCCGACTGGCGGCACCGTACGCAAAACCACCTCGTGTTGTTCAAACGCAAGGAGGGGTTCGACCGTGTTCGCTGAAGTGTTTTTCAAGGATTCGTCTTCGCCGCTTCGATTCACGTCGTGCCCTATGGTGATGTGCAAGGTCACTCACGACGGGAAGACGTACGCCGCGAAGGTGATTGAGCCTCCCAGCCAGGAGGAAGGCGAGCGGTACCTGGCTGAAATGGCACAGTGGACGGAGCGCGCGATCGACAGCCAACGCGATCCTGACTTCCGAGTGCCAGAGCACGTCCAGCTATTCCGTCAGTGCGAGCCAGACTGGGAGCCGTGCATAATTCGCATGCCGGGGAGCAGATTCGATGTCAGGTGAGGCCGCCGTCAGGTCGATCGACGGCCGAGAGGTCATCTGGGAGGCCCAGCCGCGACAGGCCGTTGCGCTGTCGTGCCCGGCGCTAGAACTGTGTTACGGCGGGAGCAAGGGCGGTGGGAAGCTATTGCCGGAAGACACGATGATCCCGACGACGCGCGGCTGGAAGCGCAATGGGGATCTCGTCGATGGCGATTATGTCTTCGGGGCTGATGGTCTACCTGTGAAGGTTCTCAAGGCGCACGCTCCGCAGGTCGAAGACGCATACCGCCTGACGTTTTCGGATGGCACGTCAATCGTGGCCGGCGAGAGCCACCTATGGCGGACCATGACGGCGGCGGATCGTGCGCGCGCAGCGAAGAGGACAGACGAGGCACGCGCTGCTCGTCGCGCGGCGCGACCGTCTCGTGCAACCGGAAGGAACCTTCGGCCGCATGTCTCGGCGATGAACGCGGCACGCGTGCGGACGCTCCTGTCGCCGCCAGAGGCGGCCATCAGGACAACGCAGGAGATTGTCGAGACGCTACGGGTGAGGGGCGTAGCGAATCACTCGATAGACAACCACGCGCCGCTGCTGCTGCATCCGCTCGACCTGCCGATCCCGCCGTACACGCTAGGGGCATGGCTCGGTGACGGTTCGTCCGCAAGCGGCGGGATCACGGGCGTCGACGCTGGCGTATTCGCGATGATTCGCGCCGATGGCTTTGTTGTGTCCGACCATGCCGACCCGCAGAGTCACTGCGTGAATGGACTCAAGGTACTGCTTCGCGATGCCGGGCTACTCGGCAACAAGCATATCCCTGCCGCTTACCTGAGGGCGTCTCTCGCGCAGCGCCTCGACCTACTGCGCGGGCTCATGGACACGGACGGGTGGTGCGAGAAAGACGGTTCGTGCAAGATCTCGCTGTCAAGTAAGGTCCTGTTTGACGGCGTTGTCGAGCTGATCAGGACGCTCGGGTCGCAAGTTTACGTAACGACAGGACAGAAGAAGGCTACGAACGGCGCCCCCGGGAATGCCACGGATGCGTGGACCGCGACATTCGTGTCCAACCTTCGTGTCTTCAGCCTGTCGCGGAAGATGGTCCGGCAGAACATGGCTCCGCATTCCAGGTACGGGCGAAGGTTTATCGTCGCCGCCGAGCCCGTCGGGCCGGTGAAAATGAGGTGCATCACCGTCGCTCACTCTAGCGGTCTCTACTTGGCCGGCGAGCAGTTCATCACGACGCACAATACTGACTTCCTCGTCATCGCATGCGCCGAGCAGATAGCGCTTTGCCATGAAAAATTCCTGCGCACGGGACGCAGGCAGCGCGGCCGGTACATCATCTTCCGCCGCAACCTGAAGAACCTCGCTGATATCATCCAGCGCGCCGAGGAACTGTATCCGTCAATCGACCCGAAGGCGACGAAGCCGACGCAGCAGAAAAACTATTGGACCTTCGAGAGCGGCTACCGTGTCGAGTTCGCGCACCTAGACGGCCCAGATGATCACCTAGGCTACAACGGCCAGGAGCTCACTGGGCTGGGCATCGACCAGGTCGAGGAGATACCGGAGCACGTCTATTTGTTCCTCGCGATGCAAGTCCGCTCGAAGGATCCTGACATGCGCAAGCTGCTGTTCACACGCGTGACTGCGAACCCTGGCGGTAAATACGCGGCATGGGTGAAGTCGTACTTCATCGAGGGGTGCAAGCCGCATAACACGATCATCAAAGAGACGGTGATTCTCCGCGGCGGTCGCAAGCGCGAAATCACCAAGGCTTTCGTTCCGGCTACGCTCTACGACAACAAGTATCTGTCGGAGGACGGCGCATACGAAGCGACGCTGATGAAGCTGCCTGAGCACCTGCGCCGCATGTACCTCGAAGGCGACTGGGACGTCGTGGTGGGCGCGTACTTCGCGCACGTCTGGCGCCGCGACATCCACGTCATCCCGTCGTTTTCGATCCCGTCGAGCTGGCCCATCAAGTTTGGACTGGACTGGGGAACTTCGGCTCCGGCATGCACGCTGTGGGCGGCGCGCGACAACGACGGGAACATCTACTTCATTGATGAACTGTATCGGCCCGGCATCACTGGCCGCACGTTCGGCGAGAAGATGATGGAGAAGCTGAACGCCCAGCGCTGGTCAAAGGACCGCAAGTACACCGTGCGGGACATGTACGGGCTCATCGACCGCCAGGCCATGAACGCGCCGAGCGCAGCCGACGTAGCGGCGACCGCTGCATCAGGCATCGCGTGGTGGGGCTGGCGGCTATACCCGGCGAACAAAGACCGCAAGGCCAGCATCGAGCAGTGGATGGAGCGGCTGCTACTCGACGCGAACGGGAAGCCGAAGGTGTTCATCTTCGGCGACCGCTGCCCGAAGCTGGCGAGCACGATGCCACAGCTCATGGCGAATCCGAACGATCCGGAGGACGTCGACACGAATGGCGATGATCACGCGTTCGACGCCGCTCGGTTCGTGCTGATGGACTGGCCGTTGAACGACAAGCGGCAGAAGCCTGTGCAGGGCGACGCTGACGTAGAGCGATGGCTGGAGCTCGCGCGAAAGCGAGAGGCGGCAAAGACAGAATCTGACTTTCAACAGACGGGATACGGTGACTGATGGATGCATTCCAGGACATGACCGCAGAGCCACCTCCCGAAGGAACAGCTGATATCGCACTGGCACAGCCAGAACTGAGGCCTCCGACGGGACCTGCAACGCCGTCCGAAGACGTGAACCTCGTAGGCTCGCTGACCGAAGAGGAGCGCAAGCGGATCGTCGACATAACGATTC